TGTTTGAATTGCACCATCAATATCACCTATTACTTCATCTGTAACTGTTACGCTATTGAATGTGACATCATCTGTCGTACCTACAGCTTGTCCTATGGAGATAACTCCACTTGAGTAAGTAACACCAGTTCCACCAGATAAATGAGAATCTACTAAACTATCTGCATAATATAAATTGGTAGAGCCTTCAGTCAGATTATCGGTTGTTTTGGTTGCAAGTCTTGTATCAAATCTTGCATCTGTGTAATAAAGGTTAGCACCTTCTGCTAAATCAGAAGTAGATTTAGTAGCAAGTCTAGTATCAAAGTCTGAATTAGCTCTTGCAGTTGTGTAATAAAGATTAGCACCCTCAGTTAAGTCAGAGGTAGATTTACCAGAGAAAGCAGAATCAAATCTAGCTGTTGTGTAATAGAGGTTAGATGCACCTTCAGAAAGATCGTCAGTGTCATGGTTGGCAATACTGGATACTGTTCCTGTAACATTGCCCTCAAAAGTTCCTGCAACAAAAGTTTCTGAACCTACAGTCCATTTATCGTCTGTTTCGTTCCAAAGAAGAGTTTTATTAGTTGCATCTCCTCTTTCAATTTCTATACCTGCATTTTCACTAGGTGTTCCTGTAGCATTAGAATTAAAGAGAATAATATTGTCTGCAAGATTAATAGTTTCAGTATTGATAGTAGTAGTAGTTCCTGAAACAGTTAAGTCTCCAGATACTATGACATCATTAAAAGTAACGTCAGAAGTTGTGCTAACTGCCTGACCAATAGATATTTCACCAGTGGTGTTGTTATAAGTAACTCCTGTACCACCAGATAATAATCCTCTTACTTCACTATCTGTTCTTTCAGTAAATGACATAACTCCAGTTGTGGAGTTGTAAGATAAATCTCCAGAAGCAGAGATAAGTCCTCTAACCTCTGCATCGGTTCTTTCAGTGAAGCTAAATACACCAGTAGTTGAATTGTAAGAAAGGTCTCCAGAAGCAGATACTAAACCTCTTACTTCTGCATCAGTTCTTTCTGTAAATGACATAACTCCAGTAGTAGAGTTATAGGATAAATCTCCTGAAGCAGATATTAATCCCCTGACTTCTGCATCGGTTCTTTCTGTAAATGATATTACTCCTGTGGTGGAGTTATAAGATAAATCACCTGATGCACTTATAGCAGCTCTTGCTCTTGCATCAGTAAAATATAAATTAGTTCCCTCAGTTAAGTCTGAGGTGGATTTTCCACTAAAAGCAGAATCAAATCTTGCAGTTGTATAGTAGAGGTTTGTACCCTCAGAAAGATCTGAGGTTGAATGATTGGCTATGCTAGAAACTGTACCAGTAACATCTCCAGTCAAATCTGCTGCAACTGTGTTAAAGGTAACATCAGCAGTTGTGCCAACATCTTGACCAATAGCTAAAGTAACCCCATTGCCTGAAGCAGTAGAGGTAACACCTGTACCGCCAAGAACTGAAAGTGTTTCAGAATCTAAGTCTATAGAAATGCTTGTAGTGCCATCTGTGAGGTCTAAATCTTGAGCTGTTACCTGTGCATCAACATAAGTTTTAATCGCCTTAGAGGAAGCTAGAGTATCGTCTGAAGCAGAAACAGATGTGAGATCTGTGTCCAGAACTCCTGATTTTAAGTTATCTACTTCTAAGTTAGAAATAGTATTACTATCTGCATCTATAGTTTTATTTGTTAGTGTCTGTGTATCAGTAAGAGTTACAACTGAGCTATCAATAGCAATAGTTAATGTATTTAAAGCACCGCTAGTATCTATACCATTGCCACCTGCAATAGTAAAAGTTTCTGAATCTAGATCTATAGATAAAGCTCCACCTGCATCGCCTTGAAAGTCCAGATCTTGAGCTGTAACTTGACTATCTACATACGCTTTAATTGATTGTTGTGTAGCTAATGCAGAAGCAGAATCAGAAGATAAATCGTCTTCATCTAAAATGGTTGTAACTGTTTCACCAGAACTGAAAGAAAGAGAAGTAATTGTGTTAACTGTGCCACCATCAATATCTACAGTGTTTGAGGTAGTTATTGATACTGGTAAAGTAATCCATGCATTATCGGCACTGTTTCGCATTTTGAGCAGATTATTTCCTGTATCCACCCAAAGCATGTAAGCTGCTGTAGTTGTTGGTTCTGTAGCAGATGCATTATTAGATAATATCGCTGATAGAGCATTGTTTAGATCTGCTCTAAAGTTAGCACCAGTCTGGTTTGCTATATTATAATCATGAGTTGCCATTTAAAATCCTCTTCCCCTATTGTAGTTTATGTTGGTTGTGTAGGAAACACTACATCATCAATATTGTCATTCTCTGTATATTGAGATGGTAAATCTCTTAATTGTTGTCTGTAATTTGCCCACTCTGCTTTCTTTGCATCAGATAAAGGCGAATCAATCATTTGTGTCCAATCAGATCTTCTTAATCTAAGATCTCTGTATATTCTTAATTCTTCTAATATTGGAAGAATAGAATCATTGTTACCATTGACTATTTCTCCATCAATAACTTTAGAATTCTGTATTAATTCAGGATGTCCTTCTATCCATTGCAAACCATCTTCAGGACAAGAAGCATCCTCAAGACCTTCTTGCACTGTTTGACAATGTTTTATATTGCCTTCTGAATCGTACCAACTTATCTGCTTCATCATTTGTAGTTCACTATAACTTGTATGCCACTTATTCCATAACTTCTAGTGCTATAAAGCACTCCAGTTCCATTGGTTTGTAGCGTTACTCTATATTGATAATAATAATCTGCTGTATAAGCATCGTTAGCAATAATAGACTGCAATGCTTCCCCTGTTTCACCCCTTGCTCTAATAGTTGCAATGGTTGAATAACTAGCAGAACTTACACCACCGCTAGTTGATGCACTTCTTCTTTGTACTTGCAGCTCACACCAGTCAGCAGTAGAACTTCCTGAGTTAGCATTAATATAAGTATTTCCTATTACAAAAAAAGTATTTCCTGTAGTAGATGGTGCTTGAAATACACCTGTAGTAACAATAGCTGTTTGAGCTAAATTATCTACATACCAATATCCTATACTGCCTGTAGCAGTTGCAAATACTGAAGTAGCTCTGTCAATTAGTTTTGGTGTGGTAACAGCATCGGTGGCTAGTTGAGTTGTATCTACCCCTGCTGTTTTGATAATTAGATTGCCTGAACCATCGGTATCAAGAGTTACATTGTCTATTTGTATTCTGTTCGCATTAATAGTTCCAGTGGTAATAACACCGCCTGAAATAGAGGTAACATTTGAATTAACCTGAGTACCATCAATATAGTTTGCATTATTAGTAAGTGTAGAAATGTTATCTCCACTAACAATAATACTTCCTGCTGAGATAACTCCTGAAACATCTATTCTTGCTGCTGCAACTGTTCCAGTGGTAATTGCACCACCTGAGATAGAAGTCACGTTAGTATTTACCTGCCCACCATTAATATAAGCAGAATCATTAGTTAAAGAAGAAACATTATCTCCACTGACGATAATGCTTCCTGTAGAAATAATGTCTGATACATTTAATCTTGCTGTGTCTATCGTGCCTGCTGTAATCTTGGTTGCATTAAGATCATTGATCTTCGCATTAGTGACCGCAAGATCATCAATCTTGACTGTGGTTATAGCTGAATCTTTTACATCAGCAGTAGCAACTGGCTCTATTCCTACACTAAAAGTAAGAGTTGCAGCATCGGATTCTGAGCCTATTGAATTGATAGAAGAAACAGAAGCAACATAATTAGAGCCTACTGGAATGAAGTTAAGATCAATAAATTCATTGCTTACTATTCTGTTATGCAGCTCATTGCTTGAAGAATCTTCTATGATTACTCTAAATTCTTTTGCAGGATAATTCGTTGCAGCAGTCCAAGACAAGAATGGTCTACCAGTTGCAGAGCTGTTTGAATCAGTAAAGGTTAAATTAGTTGGCGGTCTAGCTTCAAGACCTGTGGGTAAATCTGGTAATTCTCCAACATTCTCAACAGGTGGAACTGAATCCCAAGTATAAATGTCCAGATACTCTATAGCTTGTATGTTTAGCAATCCATTATCCAGAAGATCTATTGCTTCAATTCTAAAAAGATGACCGCTAAGACCTAAACCTGCATAGGTAATATCTACAACATCTCCAACCGTTAACTGATAAAGTTCTGGAGTAGCTAAGAAAGAAAGAGTTTTTTGATTTCTTGATCTTCCTAAAATAGCCTTACCAATGTTATAAGCAATATAAGGATTGGTAATATAATCAAACTCTACTTTTGCTTCTAATTCTTCCCCACCATCGTCTGATTTATAATTTGGCGAAGCATCGTGATAAACGGTTACAGTATCAGCTTCGTATTTTTTTTGACCATTAAAGAAAGAAACTACAACTTTATTATATTTGCTGCTTTTATCTTCGTAGCTTATCTTTATTCCTTGATCATCAATAATATGATCATCGGTGATGCTAAAAGCAGAAGAAGCTGTATCCTCAATTAAGACTGTGTACTTGCCATCAACAAAATTTAAAAAACCTCTAATATTTGATAATAGATCTCTAGTGTTCTCTAAAACATTTTCATTAGTATCAACTAAACCATTGCAATGAAATCTTTTTACTTTAGCAAGCACTGACCCTGATTCGGAAGAATAGGTAGAGCTTAGAGTTCCATCAACAAAAATCCTGTTGACCTGACTTTCTGTATGCGGTGTGTATCGTTGTGTGTCCACAACAGCAACATCAGTAAATTCGTTGCTACTTCCAGAATCTCTAACAGAAACATATTCTCCAGACTTAACTTTATTCCAAGTTGTTGAATCTACATCAAGATAATTGTTTCCAGAAGTTCCACTAAAAGTTCCAGAAGAATAAGAACCGCCAAAGTCAGGAACATCTACTAGGGTTTCTGCTGTATTAGCTGCAGTTTGAAATGATTGCAAATTAATTAAAGAAGCTGATAATCCTTTTCCGTATTCATCATTGCTAATGTAATCAAGTAAAGCTAGAGCTGCATTGTCTGACCATTCAAAGGTACTTGAGTCATCTATTCTGTGACTACCAGAACCACCAGATATAGAACCATCCAATCTAGGGTCATAAAGTTTTTTTCCTTTAACAACTACAGTTAACTCTGGAACACTGCTAAACATTCCTCTAGTATCGTATTCAAAAGAAGCAGCAATATAGGCTATTCCCCTTAATCTATGAGCTGAAGTCCATTTAGATATCGAAGCAGCAAGCATTGGGTCTGCTGTTTGATCGTCAGCTCCCAAGTGTGCATTAAAAACCATTCTATATCTTTTTGTAGGGTCAGTTCCTGAGCCACCTGCATTAGATTCTTGCACATCACCTATTTGCGATGCTGTACATAAAGAGCCTGCACCAGAAGCAATGCTGTCATATCCTGCATAATATCCTTGCCTAAATACTTTAGAATCTTTAATGGATACTCCGTTTATTTCTATTGTTTCTAAATCTATGCTTTCAATTTCTCCAACACTTAAAGCATAAACAACAAATAGTTCTTTTGAGTTACCAGAATCGGTGTCCATATATAGCAAGGTTGAACCAACTCTTCTAGCTCCATAGATAACAGGTATTTTTCCACCATCAGCGTTTTTAGTAGCAAGAATATCTTGCCCTCTTTTTTGTAATTTTTGTGCTTGTCTATAAGCCTTGATACCAGTAAAAACACTGATAACTAGAAGAACGACTTGTATTATTTGCAGGGGATTCATTAACTACCCCACCTAATATCTGATTTCGTTATGTGAGCAAATTCCATACCTTTATCACCAGAATAAACATTCTGTTGAGATTCATCAGTAAAGTGCCTTCCCTTAGTTAGATTCCAGTTGTTCCAATGATTCGCAACAATAAGATCTAATGCGGATTCATTTTTGCTTTCAGTGATTTCTGCTTTTTGTATGTTTCCAGAAAAAT